ATTAATAAAACCATTAATTCCTTAAAATTTTTACAATTTGATGATAAATTTATTAATTGATCTAAACTTACATTTTTAAATTTATTTTTTTGTGTATTGTTTTTTGTTCTACATTCTTTAGAACAATATAAATTTTCAGGATTATTGTTTAATTTATTACAATCAATATGATGTATTACCTTTTCTTTACCATTTTCTTTTAAATTAAAATAGTTTGCTACTAATCTATGAACAAATTCAAATTTTCCATTATTAGGGTTATATACTTTAGTATATCCATTTATTTTCTTTTCTTTGGATTTTTCTAAATATAAAGGCATTAAAGATTCACCTTCTTGTAAATTTTGTGCTTCTTTCCATTCACCATCTCTAGTCATAAATAAATGATCAGGGGTGCATTGAATAAATTTTTCATTATCTAACCACACTTTTATGGTTTGAGTATTCATTCTAGTAAATCCAGCCCATTCAATTTCACCAGGTACTATGTTTTTAGTTTTCTCATCTATTGAATAAACATAATTTATTTTCCCTTCATTATATTCATTTATTATATCTTTAACCTTTAAAATTCTACCATCTAATAATGGGATTGTTGTTTCTGGGGAGATACATAAGTTAGCATCATATCCAAAGAATGCTTTAGGTACTTTAAGAGCTGTCATCATTTTATCTCTTAAATACTCTACATCTTTAATTCCATCGTATGCTAATCCTGGGGCTGTATCTAGTTTAGTAGTACTATCTCCACCTCTTACGGGTATGAAAAAATCTTCTAATAAATTTTCCATATTATATTTAAGATTATATTCCCCTGTTTGAGGATCAACATATGGAGTTCTTTTCATTTTAGAAATAGTTTTTTCCATAAATGCTTCAACATCTGCTGGTGGTATTGAACCTACATTTATATAAAATATTCTCCTTTCAGGTGCTCTAACTATTCTATGTATTAGCATAGCATCTTCCATTAATGCCATTTGTTTATATGCTTTCCTAGCTGGTTCTATATAACTACGTCCATATGGTAAATAATTAGAATCAGCCAATAATCTAAAATGAGCCATTTCATAATTATCGAAATAATATGCATCTTTATTTACCATATCAGAATACATTCCTCCCATATAACCACTAGCTCCTAAGTTACCTGTAGGATCATATCTAAATCTTATTGATGATGGTTTATCTCTATCATATCCTTCTTCCCTAGTAATATTATAAGCTGAAAAAGGTATAACATTAAATACTCCAAATTTTTCAGCTATTTCTAATTTTAAGAAAAAATCACCAAATTTACACATCTGTCTAATCCATGACCATAAATTAAATTCTATATTTAATACATCGTAAAATAAATTATATAATAATTTTTGGACATCTTCATCTGAAGATTTAATAGATAAAACATCATTTAAATCATCTTTAAGTGTTGATTCATCCGAAATAATATCTAATGTTGATGCAATGATAGGATCTGTATCCATCATTTCATAATCTTGATATAAATTAAGTCTTAATGTTGGGTAATTAGCATTAAAATTATATAGTGGATTTGAGTTGGTAGTATATAATCTATTATATCTATCATGTAATGCATTAGTTTCAATTTCACCACTAACTTGAATTTTATTAGTATCTAATACTGTAATATTATCTCCACCAACATTACGAATTATAACATCTGTTGAAAATAATCTTTTTAATTTAGAAAAGATATTATTGTTTTTATAAATATCTGGGGTTGTTTCTCCTGCCATTTTTAATGATTAATATATTGTTATAAATATAATGAATTTTATTATAAAAGCCAATTTAAATCTTCCTTTTTCCCATTCACATTCATGGTATATGGGTTATCAAATCCTTTGGAAAAATACACCCCTTGAGAAACTGAATTACCTGGGCGGATATTTCCAAGCATTGCTTTTGTTAAATCTAAACTTTGTTGTTTAAATTTCAATGATGTATCTCTTAAATACATTCCTATACAAAAAGGCATAACTAAATCATCATTGTATCCTGATTGGGCTTCTGCTCTACCATTTTTCCATATAAAAACCTTCATTTCTTCTAATAATCGTTTTGATTTTATAGTCACAGATCTATCTCCTACAAATTCTCTACCTTTATTAACTACAAGTGGTCTTGTCTTTAATGATACTGTAAATCCTGGGGTTACATTAGTACTATTTTCGTATTTATTAAAATATGAATCAACACCCATTGATTCTGCTTTTGGAGAATAATATAAATTTGGATATCCCCTCTCTAAAATAGCATCTATAGTAGCCCATCCTATACTTGAATTTTCAACAACTAATAATGCTTGATTATATTCTGTGGCTATAGCTGTCAAAAAATATCCGAATTCTTTAGTAGGTAATTGACCTTTAAATTCTGCTACTTGGATGTTTGTTTCTATATCAAAAACATGGAATGATGAAAAGTCTTTTCCATCTCCACGGGCTACATCCGCTACTACTATATATTCTCTTGAATAATCTGCAGGTTCCCAAACCCATAAATTTTGATCTGCTCCTCTTTTTTCTAATGGTTCTTGAATTGTTGTTTGTTCTATAAATTCTAACATTTCAGGATAAAAAACTGTATCTCCTGATGTATTAAAAGAAGCATCACATTCTTGAGCTGCTAATCTAGGATCACCAAGTAATTCATCTTGTTTTTTCCTCCATTCTTCATTTCGTTCTGGGTGAACAAACCATGGTAATTTTATAGGTAAGAAATCATTTTCTGATGATTCTGCTTTAACCCATGTTTGGTGAAACCAGTTTCCTGTTCCATATGGTGTTGAAAGGACTATAGCTCCACCCCCTGTAGCTAATGTTTGTTGAGCTGATGCCCATATTTCTCCAATACTATCAATAAATGCTGCTTCATCTATAATCAATAATGATACTGCTTCTGATCGCCCAGCATCGGATGCAGCTGATACTGCTTTGATTTGAGAACCATTATTTAATCTTAAACTTAATTTATTATTTTCTACATCAGGTACTTTTAACCATGAAGGTAAATTATCATACATAAATCTTACCTTAGTTACCATGTTTTTAGCAGTTTCTTGTTTCGTAGCTATACATAAAACATTTTTATCTTTATGAAATAACATTAACCATAAACCATAACCTGCAGCTAATGTTGATATACCTAATTGTCTAGATTTAAGAACAATAGAATATGGATTTTCTTTCCATAATGATAATACTTTACCCTGAAACGGATATAGATTAAATAATACTCTACCTCTAACCGGATTCTGGATATGGCAGTATTTATTCATAAAATGACTCGGGGATTGAGAACATTTTATATATTCTTCTCTTATTATTTGTTTTATATCGGGTTGTTGACTCATAATATTATACTTAATATAATACCTAATATTCCTGCTCCATATCCTATATATTTGAATTTTCTTTCAGTTTCATAATAATTTTTGTAAATATTTATTTCATCATTTTTATTAATAATTAATGAATCATATTTATTTTTATTTTTATTATATAAGTCAAATGAAGTATTATTATTTTTAATAATACTATCTTGTTTATAAACTATTGAATTAAAAATTTTAATGGAGTCTTGAGTTAAAGATAATTTATTTTTTAAATCATCTCTTTCAACTTTAACTAATAAAGCATTTTTTAATGCTTTACATGGGATAGTACAACTATCAGTTTGAGAATACATCAACGAACTCTTTAACAATATCATCATTAGACATATTGTTAATACGATCTTTTTCTTTATTATATTTTTTTTCATAAAACTTGGCTTTATTGTTTAATTCAGTTAATTGCCCTTTATCTTTATCAATTTGATTTTTTAAATCTATATTTATATTTTTTAAATCATTTATTATAGAATCGTTTTTATTTATACTAATAATTAAACTATCATTTATATTATGTAATTTAATTATTTGATCATAATTTTTAATTACATTATTAGTATTTAATTTCCATCCCATATAACCAATAATTAAAAATAAAACACATATAACTATTATTTCTGGTTTCATTATCCTATTGTTAATTTATTAATAAATTGTTCTAATTCTTTTTTAAGCTTAGTTTTTTCTTTTAATTTAGAAATAATATTTTCTTTATCTTTACCTTCAGATTTTTTATAATCACCTGCTAAAGATTTCATTTCTTTTTCTACTTGTTTAAGTGCTGATATTGCTTTATTTAAACTTGAAAATTCTTTATCTCCTGATTTAGCAGATTTAGTTGCTGTTTTATCAATATCTTCATCATCTATGGATATATCATCTTTGTCTTGTTTATTCCAATTATCTTTTACTTCTACATCATCTTCTTCAGTTTTTTTAGGACGTCCTCTTCCAGCTTCATTAAATATATCTTGAATTTCTTCTCTAATAATTTGTCTTAGTCTTAAATTTGTATTTTTCATTTCTTTTATTTGTATAATTAAATCGTTATTTCCTTTTATTATTCTATGCCAAGTTAATTTAGGTATATATAATTCAACCCCAGGTTCTAGATTAATGGGTAATTGATTATCTTGTTGATATTTCCATCCTTTTCCTTCTAAAATAGTAATATTGCGAGAGTTTAAATCTCGATGCCATTTTAGTTCAATAGGATTGATATCATTATTAAACTTACGAATTATAACATTATCTAATGTTGATATGTTATTATATGGTTTCATTTTATAGGTTCAAACCAATTTGAGCAATATTTTTTAAGATTTTCTTTAGAAACACGTTCTTTAGTATCTGGGTCTATTAAAAAATATGTTCCCATATATTCTTCATAATTAGAATTAGAACACGTATATGCTCCTTCATCTTTATTGTAATTTAAATATTTACAAACATGACACCCAAAACCTTTTTCTGAATATATATAAGGTTTAGATGATTGGTCTTCTTTTATTAGATCAGTTAGTTTTATCAATTTAGTTTAAGTTTTTAAGTTTATATAAAGTAGATTGAACTAATTCTGTTATAGTATCTACTTGGTTTTGTAAATATGAATCTGTAATGTCTACCCTTAATGTATCAATAGTTGACATTAATGCTTCAAAATATTGGATAACTTGTTGTTTGTTATTATACTCTATTAATCCAAAATTAGTGTATCCTTTTAAAATACCATATTTTCCTTGATATGATTCTACTAATCCATCTACTAATCCAACAATCCCATCATAATAACCTTGTAAAGCCATATGTTCAGCAAATGAAGTTGTTTGAAGATGAAACACATGAGCTTGTGTTCTAGAGTGAAATAGATAAGAAATTAATTTATTACAATTATTCATGTTTATGTTTTATTAATAAATATTATTATTTTGTTTTTCCCCACTTTTTACCTTTACCTTTAGTTTTACATTGAGATGGAGTTGGACGACATGAAGGATATTTAGAGCGTTTTTCGCCTTCTTTTCTACCACATGCTTTATATCCTCCACTACCATCAGGTGCGTTACAATCTACCCATCCACCTTCTTTACCTTTAGGACCTTGACGTTTAAACCATTTATGAAGACTTTCATCTTCGTTAAGACTAATAGGTGTAGGAGTAGGTATATTAGCATCTTTATATTTATTAAACATAAAGTTTACCATTTGATAATCACTAGTAGATAATCCTTGTTCTAATTTAGGACTAATTACTATTGATGGTATATTATGGTTATTTAATCTAAAGGCATATGTTCTATGTATTCCATCAATAGCTTCATATTTATTACTACCTTTTCTC